CATCGCTGGCGCGATCGTCGCCTGCGCATCGGTCAGGGCGGTGTTCGCCACGGCGTCGGGCTGATCAACTGCGGACATGAGATCCGAGCCGTCAAGCCCGAGCAAGTTAATCTGCTGAGTAGTCGAGCCGAACAGATCCGCGCCCAGGTTGATCAGGGCGGGGTGATTGCGAAGATTGGCGCGATCCCCGAGCAGCAACAGAGCGCCACGGCGGACGGTCTCAGCAATAAGAATATCCTGCATCGGGGCGGCAGTAGTACGGATTTCATTAGCCATTGTAAGGGCCTCCTTTAAAGTTTGAGACCCCTAAAAGCTGATAACGGGTGCCGCCCGAGGGTTATTGGCTTGAGCCTACCGCCCCCGGGTTTACGCGTCAAGTATCGGCGGGTTTGATCCCGAACGATCCTAAGATGTCGTACCCGACCGTTGCAGACAGGGCGGCCGCGTTGGTCAAAAACTCCTGATCGGACATCCCGGCGACCTGTGCCGCCGTCCATGCCGGGGCGACTCCCTCCACACGGCGGCCAGTCGGGGAGGGGAGGGCGGCGACCGGGGCGGCCTCGACGGAAGCAGCGGCGACGCCCTCGACGGGAGCGGCCGGGGCGTCAAAATAGGTCTTAAGAAGCGGGTGTGCTGTCGTCGGATCTGACCGCTGGCCCTGCAGCCAATCCACCAGCGCCGGCCGGTCGTCGGCAGGGAGTCGCCCGTGTAGCAGTTCAGCCACGGCGGCCGCGTCATCGTCGAGCCCGATCCGCGCCATCGCCAGCGCCGACGCGTGCCCGGTGGTCAGTTCTTCCCGGAGCGCCTGAAGCGCCGCCTTGTGTGATCGATCTGATCCGCGTGATTGCTTGGTGAGCGCTTCGATCTGTTTTTCCAGCGCATCAGATGCGCTGTTGTGGCGGTCGATCTTCTTCTGAAGTTCGCCCTTGCTTACCGCGTCGGGGATCGCGGTTTGGCAGTGCGGGCAGTTGTAGGCCATGGGGAGCCCTCCTGGCTAATTGGACCCGGTAGATCCGGGCGGGGGAAATCGGATGTTATCGGCGGCAATGCGCTCCAAAGCGGCGATCGCTTCCTCGCGTGTTGTGCTCGGGTTTTCGAGCTGGTACGCGTCGATCATGGAAAGCCGGCCCTGTGCAATCAGGGCCGCGTTGTGCTCCTGGCGGGCTTTTAGCTCCATGTAACTAAGCGGGATCGAGCTGTAGTTTTGCCGGTATCCCATCTCGGGAACGTCATACCCGAGCGACCCGGGCAGATCTGCAGCCCGAGCGAGGTTCGACAGGGCGGCGATCTTTTCAATCATCTCCACATCACGCGGCCGGAACTGCGGGCCATAGTGCCGCATGGCTTCCCGCTTGCCGTCCCGGGAGATCGACAGGGCGGCCCCGCTCCAGGCATCGCCCGACGTGCGAACGATATTCGCGCCGTCGACGCCAGCGATCGACACCACCGACGCCTCAAACGCCGCGATCGACTCCTGCAAAGTCTTCACGTCGGCGGCCGGTGCCCATTGGCCGATCATGACCTGCCCTTGCCCGTCCCCTTCAAGGTGAACCAGCGCCGTCGGATCGGCGGGCACATTGGATCGACGGGTGCCGCCCTCCCCCTCCAGGTTGGCTCCGCTCACGTAAGCATTTGCGGCCCACCGTTGGGGCCAGCTTGCCCGAAATACACAGTGTCCAAAGAAGGTCCACATGCACGCGACATCCCAGGTAGCCTCCACCAGCTCCCGCCACGACTCAGGATCGAAGAGCTGGCCGGTCTGCTCTGCATGGTACAGCGTCGCCGGCAAGAACGGACGGCCCGCGCGGGGGCCGCTGCTCCATCGGTACGGGTACGCTTCACCGGACTGGTCCGACCCGAGCACGGCGGCCGTGTAGTCCCGGGGCGCGGTGTTGTCTTGCCGGGCCTCCTCGATGCGCAGCGCCGGATAATCAGGATCGGTGATGTCCATCACACGCCAGCACCAGCGGCCCTCGCCCTCGACGGTGTGCCACTCCAGGATCTTAAGCATGACCGGCTGATCTGGAGCGTCGGGGGAAGCCCGAGCAATGAAGGTATTAGCGGTGTGGAGCTGGTAGACCGGGCGGCCCTGTGACGCGCTCCACTCTGCAGACACCAGCACCTCCCGACATCCAAGGGCGTACATCTGGGCACGGCGCATAAGCGGCCACAGATCCGGCACGATCCCGGGGTGAGCGGTGACGACCTGACGAGAGGCGAGCAGCCGATCCATTCGCTCCCGGGGAGTAGCGCTGGCATCGTAGGCCGTGCCGAGGGAGTCAAGGTAGATCGGAGTAAGGAACCCGGGCACCTCCCCGGCTATGGCATGACGCGGCCGGGGCGTTTCGGTGTAGAGGCTTGATAGTTCCTCACAGACCCGTTTAAAGGTGTTCTTTGAGGTAGACGCCGGCCCCATGGCCTCCCGACGGGCCAGCCCGAATTCACGCTCTAATTTGCGCTCAAGATCTGGCTTCCAGCGCCCCTCGAGCAGCCGGACACGTTGCCCGGTGATTTCCCAGCGGGCCGCGTCGGCGGGGTGTGAGGGCATCGGGGGGAGGTTGAAATACTGCGGCATGATCTACCCTCAGAAAATGTGTCCAGTTGTTGAGCGCGTGGGCCGTAATACGTTGCGATCATAGAAGGTTTCCACGACATAACGCACCCCATCGAGCCGATCTTTTAGCGGGCTATCCAGCCGGCCTGCCCAGTTTTTGGCCGCCTCGATAAATCCCGTGCACGACGGATTGACGATAAGCTGTTTGTTTTTGCATAGGCCGTTTAAAAGCCGCATTCCCCGTGTGATACTGCCCCGGCGCTTATACGGAACCTTGATTTTCATCCCGTCGGCTCGGAGTCGCGTTTGCGGGATTTTCAGGATCTTAGAAAACGCGTGCATAAGGTCTTTATTGGACTTTTCGTTGCCCCAGTAGTCGCCGCCGTGGGCGCGATCACCGATCCAGTAATCGACATCGGACCACAGCCAGCCATTCCGGGCCAGCATGTCAAGGATGTTTTGAGCATCCTCCCGGGGCGAGGTTCTGCCGTCGCTGGAGACCTCATCAAGCACGCCGATCCGCTCCCCGGCTGCATCGCAAACACACAAACAGGCAAACTGTCGGCCGGCCTTGGCTCCGTGGTCAATGCCGATCCCAACGTGCACACGGCCCGTCGGCATAAGAGTAAGATCCAATAGCTCTTCGCTCCAGTTGGTCAGCCAGCGCCCGACGGCTACCGGATCCCAATCCCCGCCGACGCGCATGCCGCGCTCTACCTCCAGGTATGACCCGACGATCTCCGCCAGCTCCGCCGGGGTTTTCCACGGGCGATCAAACAGCCCGCCCCGCAGTGTGAGCGCTTCGAGGGTGAGCGGGGTGTGTAGCTCCCAGAGGTTTCCCGCCGTTTCCCCGGCTTTAAACTTATCAATCTTTTCTTTCAGGTATCCGAGCGGCGGGGATTCTGGCGTCGGCGTCATGGATACGCGCAAGAACCCGAAATGCTTGGATAAGCGCGGCATGATCTCACCGTAGACCCCTTCCGGCGGGGGTTCGTCCAGATACGCCCCGTGGACCGATGATCCCGCGATACGGCCCGCGCCCTGCTGATACGTCGCAAGGTAGACCACCGACCCGGCCCCAGGGCCGCTGGTGAACGGTAAAACGCGCTCTTTATAGCCCTGGATACCTTGACCGGGCACGTATCGAACCTTTGGATCTACCTCGTTTTTTGGGCATAGCTCCCACAGTTTTTCGCATAGCGGATCCATCTGCGCCCACGACTCCCCAACAACGAGCAGCTTTACCGGGCCGCGTCGGCGGCGGACGCTGCGCAGCGGGTGTGTACCCCGGGCAGTGTGGAGAATGTCGGCCGCTTGCGCGTGTGACTTGCCGATCTGATTCGCACCACGCCAGAGGGCCAGCCGGGCCGGGCACGACAACCACGCCCGCTGAGGATCAGTCAGCCGCAGATAGTCGAGCGGGTTTAGCGCGGCCCGCCTGGAGCTGTCGGCCGACATCCGCAGCGCATCGGATCGGCCCGCCGTCATGTGTCACCCGACGCGGCGACCAGTTGGAGCCGGTGCCGTTCCAAATATTCGCGGACGTAGATCTCCAAGTGCGGATCAGGAATGCCGCGCACCTCATCCTCTAAGCGCTCTACAAAAGCCGCCTCATCCAGCCCGGCAGCATCGGCGGCGGTTTGTCGGGCTGCTTTGAGCTGGTGGTATAGCTCTGTCATCCGATCGAAGATCTTCCCGGCGGCGACGTAGGATCGATCCTCTTTGGCCCGCTCGTAAAGATCAGCCGCCTCGGCGGCCTGCTGTTCGATAAATGCGATCTCATCAAGCCCATAGATCCCAGCGCCGGCCGTGGCGGGCGGGGCCGTTTCGCCGGTAGTGACTAAGCGTAACGATCGCGCGGGCGGGGTGTTAGCTGTGTCAGTGACACCCGCCTTTAGGTGCGACTTCCACCAATTTCTGAGCGTGCCCCGGTTGTGATTTGTCTCTCTGGAGACCGCCTTAAGATTTGGCACGCCGCCATTTTGATCGGCGCTTCGCTGCAGCATTTCAAGCGCCTTTAGTACGGTCTCTTTGGGGTAACGATGGCCCATTATACACCTGTCAACTGGTTTTTAAGGCAGAGCGAGCGCGTGAATCGAGAGAAGAAC